GCTTGTGCAAGCAGTAACGCCCACGTCGGTGGTTCAATTGCAGAATATTTTTCTGAAAGTTCTTGATACGCTTGTTTTGCACTACTCGGTATAACAAATGTCACCACTTTTGACATAATAAATTGCCTCTTTAATGTAATTTTTTATTCTTCATCTCATGTAATTGTTGCACAACTTCTTCTATGATTTTTTGATCTATGTCCGATTCTTCAGATTCTCCTTGTTCATCATCAAGAAGATTCTCAATCATTTTATCGGACTCTGTCATTTCACTTACGGTTCGTTCAACAAGTCTATCATAGTATCGTATCATCGATTCTTTAGGTTCGACAACAGTTATTATATCAGAAGAATATATCATCGCAGAATTTTCTTTAATCAACTCAACAGGCAGCCAAGGCATCATCAACATGGTAGTTTGTCCTGTAGGCAACCTACGAAATACTATACGCATTGGATCATTAATTTGTATCTGTTCACTATCTTCTTGTTGAAACATAGAAGCCATGATATCTTCACCAGACTGCATTCTTATAAGTTTTACGTTATGCATTCTTGACCTCTATATTGTAAAATTTGTATTTAAATTTTTCGTCATCGTATATTCTAACACGCTCTTGCAGATGTTGCAACGTGTAATTAACATGTTTACCTATACGAAAATCATCTGCTATATCGTATAAAACAGCTTCAGTTTTGTTATCTCCAATTCGTAAGCCTCTACCGATTGATTGTAAATTTCTAACTCTTGATTTAGACGGTGAGGCAAAAACAACATTGTGAAGATTACGTATGTTAATCCCAGTGGAAAAAGTACCATAGGAAGCAACAATGACAGCATCATTTTGTTTTTCGGTAATGGCACGCACTTGTTCACGGACTTCCACATTTGTTCCACCATACACAAAGAAAACATGCCTATTACCAGCTTTCTCTTGAATGAGTTTGTATAGTTGTTTACCATGTTTCTCTACTAAATTAAACAATATAAGTGAGTTGCCTTCTAACGACAACGCAAGATTGCGAATAAATTCATTTCGCGCTTTACTACTAACTATGTAGTCTATTTCGGTTTGATAATCCCACGTGCGTGATTGTTTACATGCTGCTTCAGAATGTTTAAGTACCAAACATTTAATACGAAAGTCGGCTAATTGGTTGTTCTCAATAAGTTTAAATGTAGTTATCGATTGATACAAAGGTCCAAACAAACCCTCTAATACTAATTTGTGTGTTTGTGTGCCATCAATTGTTCCTGTACATCCAATTCGATACTTTGCATTTTTTAAACCAGTCATAATTGTAGTTAATGATTTCGCTTTGAACTGATGTGCTTCATCGCCCAATACAAAATCAAACTGTTCAAAATATTCAGCAGAATTCTTGTAAATAGATTGCCATGTGGTAATTGTCAAAAACTTGTCTGTATGTTTTTCTTTACCAGAATACTGACGATGACAGTTTACATCTGCATCGTAACCATACGATTTAAAATCTGAATACATTTGTTCAACAAGAGAGGTAGTAGGAACAATCAATAAACCTTTTCTGTAATCTTTGTACTGTAGATACCTCAATATCAAGTATTGTATCAGAGATTTACCTGAACCTGTTGGAGATAATAACAACATCCTACGATTTCTTATGGCAAATAAGAAGGACTTGTATTGATATTCCCTTATGCCCTCTGTTATAATGCTTTTGTCCAGATTAAGTTGTTCTAGAAACTCATTAGCTTCTATTGCTGAAAAGCTTTCTGTGTTGTTTACAGACGCATCGATTTCGAGTTTGTAGTTTCTTTCTTCACAAAACTGTTCAATGTAGGGTACTAATCCATGGTAAATTGTATATGTTCTTAAATCCGCAAGTCTTATTTTTCCATCCCAAAGACGATTCTTGTATGCAGGCATGAATTGATAACCAGGAACAAAAAAAGTAAAGTAGTCTGCAAGTTCTTGTGCGATTCCTTTTTCACACTCGAACTTGATAAACGCTTCATTTTGTTTATGTAAAATTAAATCAGACACCTTGTATGAATTTTTCCCAATCAATGAAAGAACGAAGTTCCCATGTTCTATTGTTTAGTTCTTTGATTATTGCATTACAAACTTCAACAATTTCTTCATGCAACAATTTTTTAGCAAGATATTTATTGATATCTTCATCGGCTTCTAGATATGTATTGATTTCAGATTTAAGTGTATATGGAAATGGTTCCCAACCACGAGACTTCAGTTCTTCCTCATCAAGTCTACCTGTGTAATATTCCCATTTCAATTTACGCCATTTGTTATAATTGAATTCAGCTTCTTTTGCCAACAGCCGATGTGTTGAAAGAATATTCAAATATTTTGAATGTAATTTAGGAATATCAATTAATGCTTTACCTGGTTCTGTGCGGTCAATATTCGAATCCGCAGTCCACATTTGTAATACTTCGTCAATTTTGCTCATATTATACCTCCTGTTAGGAGTATATCACGTTTAAAATAATTTTTCTACATTATAATAGGTAAATCTGAATGTAACGTCTGCTGTGATGATTGTTTCTGGAGTGTCTGTTGAAGATACAACAAAGCCAGAAAGTGAGATTGGAAATAAATCTTTGAAGTTGAAACGATAATAAGGTTTGTTTGACGCTGATAAAATTGTTACCGAGCCATCACAGTATTGTGGAGAATTCGTGGCTGCTGCTGTGGTAAACCGATTTAGATTTGCAAGATTTTTGTATTCTTCAAACTCGGTTGGAAATGTTAATGCACGAAGCCAATCATGTATCTCTAACCATGATAACATTTCCGCGTCAACAATAAAAGTAACATTTAGTACATCATAAATTGCTTTTTCACCGGGTGCATACAGTTCAACAAAAGGATTATTTACAGGAATTTCTGATGTTGAAAGACCGGGCAAAGAAATCGTTTGACAAAAATATTGCAGATTCGGTGTACGAGACAAATTTAGTGTAAATTTGTTTGGCTGTAACGAATTAGGATTTGTTGGATTTCTATTAGTGAATGTCATATCTTTATTTATATACGTAAAAAAAGAGAGGATCCGAAGACCCTCTCTAACTCTCCACTCTTAATGGTGGGTACATCTGCTAAGAAACAAATTACATCAAGTTTGCGATACGGAAACCACGATAATAGTTGTTACTCTGAGTGCTTAAAGCGCCAAGACCTTGAGTGGTACCCTCTGCAAATGGATTACCAACTAGACCATAACGTGTCTTAAAGCCGATCTTAGGCTGGAATGTACCAGTATCTACAGCACGAACCATTTGTAGCGGCACGTATGGGCAGTAGAACATACCAGCATCGTATGCGTTTGTGCCTTTAAAACCAACTACAGCAAACTCAGAAGTTGAGCCTGTTGGGAAGTATGGATCGATGTAAACTTTGACACGACCAAAGATTGTACCAGCAAATGTGTTGCCAGTGTCATCAACTGTCAATGATACTTGACCTGCTAGTGCTGAGTTGTAGTCAAGAATACCAGCCATTGCAAGTGCGGATGCAACATCTGAAGAACAGATCATAATGTTGCCTTTACCACGACGAGTCAACTTAGCAATTTGATTTGCTTCACGCTCAATCTGGAATGCAAGGCCTTTAATCTTTTCAACCATCCAACGACCGTTTGAGTCTGTGTCTAGGTTGAACACACCAGCAGTTGTAGTACCTGCTTGACAACCAGGCTTAGCTACTTTGTAGATTGTACGAATGACTTCACGGTTAATCTCAGCAAGAATTTCAGCAGACAGAATGTTAGCCAGTTCTGTTTCTGCATCAAGGCCATGAACTGCTTTCAAGTCTTGTGCAAGTTCCATTGAGTATTCTGCTTTCAACGCACGTGTACGAGCAGTTACAGTAACTTTCTCAATTGAGAATGCCATTTCTTGGAATGTGTTACCAGCAGCGCCATCACCCAGTGCTTCAGCAGAACCAGTTGTCATTGCGCCAGTTGGTGCAGCGTTACCAACAAACAGATAGTCAGTTGTGTTACCAGCAACGCTCATTGAAGATGCAACAATTGCACCGTTTGCGCCTGAGAATGCTGTGTTTGCTTCATTATAGAATGCTTCGGTACCGCTTTGTGAGCTGTAACGTGTACGCATTGCAAAGATCAATCCTGTAGGACCGGTCATTGGCTGAACGCCGCAAACATCATAAGCAATCAGATTAGGAAGTGAACGACGAACCAAGCTGATCAGAATTGGATCGAAACCAGCAACTGGACCAGCAGCAGCAGCACCGCCACTGAAACCACCTGTACCAGCAAAGTTAGTTGGTGAACCTTCGGAAAGGATTGCACCTTCTTTGATCATTT